ATGACCGGCAAGATGACGATGACCGCCAAGTCTGGAAAGACAAACAGGTTGTTGCCTACAACGCGCGTCTCGGTCTTAAACGCCGAACGAACCGCCCGTATCCCGGCGCTTCCGAAGTTCCGATCCCCCTAACTGACAAATTCATTACTAAGTTAAAATCTATGTTTGTGTCGGTCGCGACCCTAATGAAAAAACAAATTGTTGTGACTCTCGATGACGGAGAATCCGTAACGCCAGAAACTAAACAATCAGCCGACCGCATTGAACGAGCGCTCAACAACCTCATTCGCAAACGAGATTTTGGATGGGCCAAAAAAGTAACTCTATTCGTAGATTATTTCTTGGAGAACGGACATGCCGTCTTCAAAATCATCGAGAAGTTCTTCTCAAACACGATCAATCGTTCAATTAATGTTTCTGAAAACTACACGCCGGACGAAATCAAATATCTTAAATCTTTGAAAAGAGCGGACCTAAGAATCATCCTTGCGAATCGCGAGGAGATGGACCCCTTCGATAAGGACGACATCAAAGAATTAGACAAGGCGATTGATCAGTTCAAAAAAGGAAAGAAAGTATTAAAGTTCACAAAGAAACATATTTATTCCGAGCCGACCGTTATCCCGGAACGCGGTCTTAGAATCATCGTGCCGTCATCCGGCACTGAAACCCAACGACTTCCAAGAATCGCGCATGACATGTGGATGACATACCAGGAACTTCGAAAGAAAGCCGACCATGACATCTATGACAAGCAGACGGTTGATAACTTAGATCAAGAAGGTGGAACATCTGATGATGGACTAACCAACACGTCATGGGCGTTATCCGAAGGACTTTCAACGCTAGATTCCAAGTCAGAACTTTTCAACGTCAGAGAATGTCAAACTTGGTATGAGAACGAGAAATGGGTGTTCACATGGATTGAGCAGGCTGGGAACTCCTCAAACAACGATTCTGATTCAACAAAAGAAATCCGGGTTCTACAAGAGTTAAAACTCCCGTATGATCACGGAATGTGGACCTATGTCAAGCATGACTATGAGATGAAGAATACGCGCTGGTACTCGTCTCGCGGTGTTCCGGAGAAGATTCGTGGTTTGCACCAAACAATTGAGAAGATGTACAATGCGCGACTCATCCGAGATGAATTAAATAACGCGCCAATGTGGCGAGTATCAAAACAGCTTGGGCTTGCAGGCGACGAAATCAGAATGCGGCCCGGTCAAGTAATACAGGCCGAAACCGGAGAAGTTGAGATGCTTAATAAAGGCATCACGACTGATGTTTCCTCTGAGCGTCTTGAACAACAAGCGAAAGCATACGCTGAGGAATATCTCTCAATCACGGACTTCTCAAATCGATCAGCGGTCAATCAAGGATCGGCTAGAACAGCGACCGAACTCCAACTAATTAATCAGGCGTCCACCCGCCAAGTGAACATGGATATTGCGCTATTTCTTGACACGCTTTCAGAAGTCGCCAACCACATGTATTTAATCGTTAAACAAGCGGTAGACCGCCCAATGCGAATCGGAGGAATTATTCTCCGTCCAGAAGATTTCCTAACGAAAGTAATCGTGTCATGGAGTGGATCACTCGACGCAACAGACGCCCAACTCCAACAGCAACGCGCAATCCAACGAATGGGGATTGTGATGCAGTACGGACAACCGTTCGGAGTTGTAACCCCCACAAACGTCTATAACATGCTCCAGGATTTCATTGATAAAGATCCAGACGTTGAAATTAAATCCAAGTATATAACAATCCCGGAAGATGTTCAGATGTCCGAACTAGAAGAACAACAATCCGAGATCATCCGAATGATGAACGGGTTTGATGTTGCGATCAGTCCAGACGATAACGATTCAATTCACCTTGAAGTAATTGAGAATTACATGCAGCTTCCAATGGGAGCTAAACGGCTTCAAGCCGATCAGAACTTCGCCAATCTCCTAGAAAAACACGCAAACATTCACATTCAAGCGGAGCAAATGAAGAATGGAATCCAAACGCAAAAAGCGCAGGGTCCACAAGGAAACTCGTCAGACCCTCGATCAAAACGCGCTGCCCAGAGCTAACTCTAAGAGCGTTCGCCCAACAACTGCCGAATCGTTAATAAACCTTAACGGCATTCTCGTTGAAGAACTATTCTTATCGCAGGTATGGACTGAGATTGTATTTCCACTGATTCAGGAATCAATCGCTGGAGTGTCCGGTCGTCTCACCAATAATAAGTTCATTCAAGGAAGTTTTACTCGTCCAAACAATACCGTATCATTAGAGTATCTGTCCGGATATCAAGCGGCCCTCGAACAACTCCATAATAATCTTCAGGAATTCGTTTCAGAGAAACAAAACTTATTAGAAAAGAAACTTCAGGAACAGACAGAAGCAGAAGCGCCAGTTTACAATCCATTCATGGAGGACTTAAATGAAGAAACGAACTAACGTTAAGCCCGCAACTAAACGCCTAATCAATAAGATTAAAGCAAACAAGAAAGCATCCACTGGAGAATGGAACGGGATGCGTCTTGATATAAACTACAGGGAACGAGACATGCGCCAAGAATCAATAGATATCGGATCTCATGGCGCGAAAGAATATTTCGGAGATGAAAAATGACCAGAGAAACAGAAGAGTACGAGTTCGCCCGAAAGATAATGAAACGAGAGAAGAAACGGCCATCGGGTTATACTCGAAATCGTCGTGATGCGATGGTCGTTCGAGTTGCGAAAGAATTCGGCGATAAAGGTTTGAAAGAATTCGCAAAGGAATTCAAAAAGGATCTAAAGTAATGATCCCGCACAAACTTCTAGCCGAGATTAATCTCTGGATAAACGAGAAACGTTACGGAAACATCCAGATTAACTTTTTGGCTGGGAAGATTGTGAACGTCAACCGCACTGAATCGGTGAAAGTCGATTCTCTTGCAAAGAATCCATCAGAAACTAAACTATCCAACACGATATTATCGAGCATCACAGAACAATCCATTGACTGATGCCTGTATAATTAGTTTATAGGCCCCAAAGCCTTTAAACTTGAGAACCTGGTTTCTTGGGAACCTAAAACCCTTGGGAGACATAAAATGCCAGACGCTAAAAAGGTAGCTGAACCACCTAAAGGTTCTGATGATGAACAGCTCATTGACACGCAACGCTCGCAAATAGAAGAAGCGGTAGTAACCTTAAACGCTAATCCTGAGAGTCCCGAGCCTTTAGACGAACCTGATGACGACCAGCCTTCAGATGATAAGAAGACTGACGAGTCTTCCAAACACGAAGACGGCAAAGAAGATAAAGCATCAGACGACTTAAAGAAAGAGGATTTAACGGATTCAAAAGACGATCCAATTGACAAGATCAAGAAAGCCGTCCAACGGAGAATCGATAAGGTTGTTGCCAAACGAAAATCAGTTGAGGAGGAACTCGCTGAAACCAAAGCCGAGTTAGAACGCCTTAAAACGGCAAAAGTTCCTGAGCAGCAAGAGCAAGCCGGAGATCCGACTCCAGAACAAGTGGAATCGTATATCGCGAAAATGCAGGAGGAAGGCAACCACAAGGAAGCCGCCGCTGCAATTCGTTATCTGGTGAAGATCGAGAAGGAACACGCTATTAAAGAAGTTCAGGAAACCCAATCTAAATCTCAGGCTGAAGCGAAAGCGCAGGAATCCAAGACAAACGCAGAACTTAAAGCGCTTGCAAATGATTATGTCGTTTATGACGAGAAAGGCCAGCCAGACGCATCGGCTGACTTAACGCTCGCTAATAAAAACGGCAAACTCTTTCAAGCTGCAATGAGTTTATATAACGATCCTGAATTTCACAAGGATTTCTACTTTGACCATAACGTGGTCAATGGATTTAGACGAGCGGTTGCGGACGCATACAGAGAAATTCATCAACAAGGAATGCTTAACGCTCCCAAGGGGGCTGAACCCAACACTGATAAACGGAACCTAAAAGCAATACTTGCTGATCCGGACACGGATTCAGCGGAGGAACCGTCTCAGTCAAATAGTTCGGCACTCCTCTCTGATGCCGACAAGGTAAGAGAAGAAATAAGAGCCAGGAAGAAAAATCGGATTATCCGAAAACCTTCCTAATACTTAAACGGAGTAAATCATGGGACAACAACTGTTCGCCACCAATTCACTTGGTGGATATTTCACGAACAACACGTTGTCAGCTCAGGTCCGGCATCTAGCCCAGACAATGCAGCGGTTCCGTCAATTCGTTGACATCGAACCGGCTGCTGGGGCAGGTCGCGGAAACAAAGTGTTATTCGACAAAATCTCGAACATCGCAACAGCGGGTGGCACTTTAACTGAAACTGACACAATTCCAAAAAGTAACTATACGATCACGCAAGGATCATTAACGATCACTGAGTACGGAAACTCAATCCCGTACACGCAGAAAGTCAAAACTCTGTCTGAAGTTAATGTTCCGCAAACTGTCCGAACCGTTTTAATGAACGACATGAAAGTTGTTCTTGATTCTGCGGCTGCAACGCAGTTTAAGGCCAGCGATTACATTGCGACCATTACGAATACCGCAACCACGACTTTCGGGTCGGCGGCTGCCGCGGTAGCAACAGCGGACGCAAACATGTCGGACAAGAACGTTCGAGACATCGTTGATAGGATGAAAACCCTACTGATCCCGAAACGAGAAGGTGATGATTACGCGTGTATCGCGTCCACCAACTCAATGCGTGGTCTGTATGATTTCTTCGAAGCGAAAGTCCAAAACACCACGATGGACCCTATCTACAGAGGGGAAGTCGGGCGTTATTACGGCTGTCGGTTCATTGAAGAGACCAATTTCCTATCGAACATTGATGGGTCTAATGGAATCTACGGAGAAGCAATCTTTTTTGGAGCTGACGCAGTCCGAGAAGGTGTTGCAATCCCGGAAGAGATCCGAGTTGGAATCCCGACAGATTTCGGGCGTGATCAAGGTATCGCGTGGTATGCCTTGCTTGGTTTTCAGAAAGTCTGGGATTTTACAGACGATGACCAAACCAGGATCATCTTAGTAGACTCACTATAAGGAGGGTAGTACAATGACTAGAAGCTATTCAGACCCTTCCTATGGGTCAAAAAAGGTAATTAGGACGGCAGAAACAGCGTCTTTAGCTGGAACTGGAGTTGCAACGGTTTTTGAGCGGCATACATTTATGATGCCTGCAACCGTTACTGACTTCAACGTGATTATCAAGACTGGTGGAACGGCTGTGGCAGCTCCTGTTGAAATTGCAAAATCATTAGCAGGAACTGGTGCCGTTACAACTTTTGGAACAGCTACGCTTGGCACGAACGCAAACTTAACTGTTCTTGACGCTACTGTAACCGCAACATCTTTTGCAACGGGCGATGATCTCGTATTCCAACGAGGGATCGCAACAACGGCTGGTCCGTTTGTTGTATCTGGTGAAGCACAGTACACAGAGACATTTGAAGCTGACGACAGCTAAAATGTAAATTGGGGAGGGAGAGTCTCTAATCCAGTCTCTCTCTCCTCATAACCATTTAACCTCATAAAGAGGACGGATGAAAACTGCATTAATAAGTAGGTATGGTGCTTACGGAGACCATTTACACGCAGCGCACCTTCCCAGATTAATTAAAGAACATTACGGCGTTGAGCATCTTTCCTTTGAGACAAACTATCAAGGCATTCAAATCCTCCAGAATAATCCGTTCATTGACGATTTAATTTACATTGATCCGCTAAGTTTTACTTCTTTAAATCTTGAACAACACTGGAACTATCTCGCTGATCAGTGCGATCTTTTCTTCAATCTCTATCATTCAATTGAGTACGGCTGTATTGCAATGGAAGACGAGCAAAGTTATTTTCGAAATGACGAGTATCGAAGAAAGAAATATGGGCATCTTCCAATGTGTGATGTGTTAACGCGGTGGGCGGGCCTCCCAGAATCCTACTATGGGAATCGTGGAATCCTCTATTATGATGATGTCGAACATGAAAAAGCAAAAGCATTCATTCAAAGTTGCCGGGAAAAATACGGAGTGAAATACGTTGCGTTAGTATGTCCGTCAGGATCGTCTCTTCACAAGAAATTCATTCAAGCCGAGGAAATCTGCCATCGGATTTTAGATGAATATCCAGATACTATGATTATTACTACAGGGGACACATACTGCGTGAAACAAGATGCCGTTCATAAACGGATTCTCTCAAAGATCACGAAATGGAATTTTCGAACTGTTGCACTTATGGTTAAATATATGGATTATTATATCGGACCAAATACAGGTCTCTCTTGTGTTGCTAATTCATGGGATACTCCAACCATTCAACTGTTTACCGCAGATTCCATGTTGACTCATTCTTCATATGCTAAGAACGCGTTTGGCGTTCAAAGTCCAATACACTGTTCTCCATGTCATAAAGGGCCATATAAATACATTGGTTGTCCAATCAAGAATGAGCATCCAGCCTGTATATTTTATTCAACTGATAAAATCATGACTGTCTTAAAGGAACTAAGAGATGTCTGTTTACCACGAACTTCCTAAACATCCGAAACATCTAATGCAGGAATGTCCGTTCTGTAAGATGCAGCAGCCTGTATTAGTGAGAGGCGCTCACACCACATTAATTAACGATAAATACCATTCTGACATTTATCCGGATCTCGGCTATTCATTCTGTAATTGTAAGAATATCTTCTTCACAAACTGGGCAAATATTATACAAACCGTCTATGACGATTCATACGAACAGAAACATTCAAATGAGTTAGCCAAATCCTATGCAAAGAATTTCTGGAAGATGCATGCTTCAGATCTTATCGGGAAAACAACTGGCAATAAATTCTTAGAGATTGGAGCTATCACTCCATTTCTTTTAGACTGTGCAAAAGCGGATGGTTTTAAAACAACTGCGCTCGATATCATAAAACACGATTGGTATAATGAGTTTCATAATAACGTTCTTTACGAAATGGAATTAACAAAACAACATGAATTGTTAACTGAAAACTTTGAGACATGGGATGGGAAGATATTCTACGATAATTTTCTAGACGAAAGAAAATACGATGTGATTTGGGCATCTCATATCTTTGAGCATTTTCAGTTCCCATTAGAAGCTTTAAAAAAATGTTATTCTCTTTTAAATCCAAATGGAATTCTATTCGTTGCAATGCCGGACCAATTCTTTATCGATTGGAATGGAGTTTATAGTTGGTGTCACTGGCATCTTAGAGAACATCATATCTTTTGGGATATGGATTCATTTGGAGATGAATGTATTAATGTTGGATTTAGAATAATTAACAAGAAAAGAAACTCAATTACAACTTTAGGTGTGTTCGGTGACTATCATATTTTAGCGAGGAAACCATGAGTGTTGCATTGTTAGTTCCAACTTATCAAAGAAGTAAAACGTTAGAGGCCACAACCAAACATCTGATTGAGTCGTGTGGATTTCCTTCAACAATCTATTATATAGTAGATGAGAATGATCAGTTATCAATCGACGTAGTTACTAAAATAATGAAAGACAACTCCTGTGTAAAACTTCTAAAAACTATTGAGCGTGGAGTTGGGCGTTGCTTTGAATTTGGATATCACGCAACAACGGAAGATTTCGTAGTAACAGTTGGTGACGACATGTTGTTCCCGGACGGCTGGCTTCAAATTGCAATGAACGAAATAAAAGATAAAGGAGTGTTTGCAATCGCTGATGAGAATAGCGGGTCATGGTGTGTGTTTCTTGTAAGACGGTCTTACGTCCAAGAAAAATCCTGTGTTGTTAATCGCCCGAACGCAATGTTTAACGTTGATTATGATAGAATCGCTGATTCTGAGATGGTGTTTACTCTTCAGGAACGTGGTGACATTGCATACGCTACATTCTTCGTTGATCATCGAAATCCATTATTCTACGGTTCAAAGAAACTATCCGCTGACGGAAAAAGTTACGAGGTGCATCATCGGCAAGTTTTAATAAGAGAACATTCCATTCCATACTCGGATATAGTTACAGAAATAGTAAGAAGCGAGGATACCGGCGTTGCAAACATTCTTAGAATAAAGTTTTTTCCAAAAGATCCAATCTGTGTTGATGAGTTTAGATATACGCCATACACTACATCCGCAAACAAGAAAGACGAGGAACTCCTAAAGTCAAGAGCGCATTTATGGGGTGGAAACCTCTATCATAAGATAACTCCAAAAGTGTTTAAGAGAATATTCCATGTCGAAGATAACATTGTATGATTAAATCAATTATAGATACGTTAGTTATCATCCCAATGTTTGGAAATGAAAAGTTTACAGACAAATGTATTTCGTTAACAAGAAAGAATTCTGGGCATCCAATAGACATACTAGTAGTTGATGACGGAAGCCCAACAGCTTATACCAATCCAGACGTAACTGTTCTCCGCATTGATGAGAACTCTGGATTTACAAATGCTATTAACCAAGGAATTCTTTGGGCGGCTTCTCGTTATAAATTCATCCATCTTCTTAATAATGATACAGAGCCAGAACCTAACTTTCTAATAGAACTTATCAATCATCTTAATTTAACACCATCAACCGGAATAGTTTCCTCAGTTCGCATTCATCCAAAAAGAACTGGCGCTAATAAATACGAACTGTTCGGTTGTGACTTAATCCGTGGATTTCAGTTATTTTCAGATGAAGTTTCAATTCCAACTACTCCAGTTAAATGTGTTCACTTTCCGTTTTGTTCTGTTCTTCTTCGTTCTAAAATGATTCAAGAGATCGGATTGCTGGATAAACGATTCTACAATCATAGTTCTGATACAGATTATTGTATTAGAGCAATTTTTAACGGATGGAATGTTGAACTTGTTCCGTCATCAAGAGTTCTCCACTATCTTTCTGTTACAACAACTTCTAATAAGAAATTAATCAAAGAAGATCAACAGGTTATGCTTAATAAACTGTTCGGCTATGATTACGCGCTTCTAATGAAAGATTTCCCACTTGACAGTGAACAACGAACTTGGGGAAAACTTGATGCGGAGATAATTAAGATATGAAAATTTTAATATTTCGATCCGGTGCTTACGGAGATAATGTTATCATCACGCCCGCTATACGTTATCTTCATTCTAAAGGCCATGAACTCTACGTTCAAACGTCAAAACGCGGGATGGAAGTGTTTAAGAATAACCCACACATTACCAGATTAATTCAGCATAAGGAAGACACGCCCATTGATAAATTATCTGAAAATATTGAGTTTGTTCAAAAGAAATTCAAATGTGATAAGATTTTAGATTTCTCTGAATCAATAGAAGTTGCACTCTCACAACATCCACGGTCTCCAAACTATAAGTTAAGTAAACCGGAACGTCTCGCCCGATTCAACCGAAACTTCTATGAATATTCATTTGAACATATCGGAGAGTCATGGGACGGAATTGATCTCACACCCGAACTATTCTTTGATGATCGAGAACTTCGAGATGCCAAGAAGTTTCTTCGTCCAAACGCGTTTAATGTTTTAATTGGAATGAGTGGGTCCGGTAATAACAAAGCATGGCCTTATACTCCGTATCTTGTTGAACGTATCAGTAATAATTATTCAGACGTTCATTTCATCACAGTTGGAGATCTTAAATGTAAGATTATCGAGCCGATAATCGATGGACGAGTAACAAATCTTTCCGGGGAAATCTCAATGCGATTAGCGATGGCGCTTACTGGCTTGGTAGATTTAGTGATCGCGCCAGACACCGGAATCATTCATGCGGCTGGCTGTTATCCTACTCCAAAGATATGTTTACTTGGGCATAACACTCAAGAATGTATAACGAAACATTTCACGAATGACTATTCAATAGAGGCAGATCCGCAGGCAAGTCCATGCGCCCCATGCCTATTCCTAATCTATGACATGAAATTACAATGCCCGATTCATCATGACACAGGAGCAGCTCTATGTATGGGAGCCGGGATTTCTCCAGACAAAGTCTACGAAAGGTTCGAACAAATCTATGCTGAATCTAAAGAAGGAAGCCAATCAGATTGAAGTTGGTGAACTAAAAATAACAACCTGCCCGATCTGTTCAAAATACGTCTCTCACCTTTACTTCATGCAAGATGCCGACTCAAAACGACAATCTAAATGGTATTCGTGTTCATGTGGAATTATATTCCAGGATAAACTTCCAACCGGAATCTATGACAAGAAATACTGGGGTAAATTCGATCAATTCGAGAAGAAATTAAAAGTTTCATACGAATATCCCGTTCGAATATACAGTCCAATCATAGAGGAACTTCTCTATGGGCGCCGTGTCCTAATCCTCGGTCGAACAACCAATCATCAGGAGCAAGCCTTTGCCGAGCGCGGCTGGATTCCTTTAACCATTGATAAGAATACGGCATTTCCCTCATCAGAGAGTTTAATTGTCGATGATTTCGAATCCCATGAGTTTGATCCAGCCCACAAATTCAATATGATCTGGATTTATGCAACACTAGAATGTTTCAAAAATCCAATCGCTTCTCTTATAAAATGCCATGAATTATTGACCGAGGACGGTATACTATTTATAGCGAGTCCAGACACAGATTCTGTAAATACTCGCGGCTCCTCCGGGTTCATTCATTGGAAACCCGAACATAACCACATTATGTGGAACAAACGAAGCATTACTCATCATTTAGAGACACTTGGATTTAACATAATCCTTTGCAGATCGAATTACGAACATCGATTTCCCGTATGGGATGATTTTCATTTAATCGCACAAAGACGATTTTTCTAGGAGGATTAAAATGGCGGATGGAACAATTACCGTAACGATTGACACTGATGAGTGGAGCTACCCAGATAACAGCGGAATTCCTCATGTTGTAACGGACGCAGAAACATTCACGTTAACATCCGTTGATAACGGGGATGGCGCAACTTACACTCCAGATGCTGGACAGAACGTTGCGTGTACAGATGGATCACGATTATTCTTCATTCCTGATCCTAATCATGATTCAGTCACAACGGCTGGCGACACGGCTGTAACTAACGACAATAAAACTCTTGGAGAGTGGTCAATTCTATGTACGGCTGACGGGCAAATCACCCGTTGGAAATGCACTGGGATGGACGTAAATGATGCTGACGCTGTAACTTCTTTTACAACAGCCACATTCGAAGTTGTCGGAAATAACGCTCGAACATTCACATGGTCTGGAGTTGACGCAGCATTCGCATAATAAGGAGCTAATAAATGGCAAATTTTGCAATTACTTCTAAAGTTATCGAGAACAAAGACATAAACGCACTTGTCGCGGAAGTCGAGACATACATTGAGACGTTAGATTCTACAAATGACCCGATTGCAAGCATTCAGATTACTTGTAATCCTCAGAGTGGAATGTATTTTGCCGTAATAATTACAACGTAAGGGGTGTCTCTTGATAAACGACACATTTAAACGCATTCAAGTTCGGGCAATGGCTGCTGTCCAAAACACCTCAACGTCAACGTCTAACGCGAATGATCTTCTCCCGAAAGTAAAGGACTGGGCAAGAACTCGCTATGACAGAATTCTCCGAGCATTCGCGTGGGGCGAACTTCTTCGCACCTATGACTTGAGCGTCACCACTTCAACTAGAGATTATGCTTTAAGATATGATTTAGAAAATATTATAAAGATATGGGATACCACACATGGTAATGAGATTACGGAGAAAGACATCCGCGATCATATTCGGTTTAACGCGGTTAGCCTAGAAATTGCTGGAAACGTGCAAACTGGCGATCCAATAAACTATGTTCAGATCGGGTCAAGGTCAGTTTCTGCGCTTCTAAGCACAGATGACAAGATCCAGGTTCTTTCAAGTTCTGCGTCTGACATTACCCCAATGATAATTAGAATTTCCGGGGAAGTGAGCGGGATGCCCGTTGCCGAGGATTTAATCCTAACTGGAACATCATCCGTTGATTCATCAAATACCTTTGATTCTGGAGCGGAAATAACTATTACAGCCGGAACAAACGACGGGACTCTCCAGGACCTTGCGGGAGTTGTATCAGTCAGAGAAAAGACAACTGCGACAAACATTCTAGCGAAACTAGCGCCCGGAGAACGCGCTCCATTCTATAAATGGATTAGATTATCGCCAACTCCGTCATCCTCTGCAACAGTCCAAATCTGGTATAAGAAACGCTGGCTTCCATTAATTAATGATAATGACGCCCCGATTATCCCATGTGCAAACGAACTCATAGAAGGAATCATAGCTGATGCCTTATGGGAAGACGGTCAAGAAACTACCGCGCGCGCTCAAGAATCAAAATACACTAGTCTCGTTAATGAACTCTGGGCAGCTCGTCGTCCGCGCAACCTAATCTCTCAGGTCGTGCCGGATGGCGGAGATGATGCTTCTCTAATCGGACGAGACCTTTACAACTTAGGAAGTTCATACTAATGGCAGTTCTAACCTCAAAACGCGCGAAGATGACTCAGAATGATTTTAGCGGTGGTCAGAACTCCGCTGATGACGCTGCAAATATTCTTCAGAATCAAGCGCAGGTTCTCCAGAACTGTATCATTACAAGAAAAGGGCGAACAACTGAACGGTTAGGATTAACTCGAGTTGGGGATAATCCAGCAACGCTCATAAGCCACTGGACGTTTGATGCATCAGACGCAACAGACGATAAAGCCTCAAATGATGGGACCGCGTCAAACATAACTTACGTTGATGGAAAGTTTGGGAAGTGTGCGTCTTTTAATGGAACGACTTCCTCTATTTCTGTAAGTGCTGACA